TGGCTAGTTCTGCTACTGTAGTAGCTGCGGTCCCCATCAAGGAATTGTACTGGACCATAGAACGGCCCACGGCTGGAGCAGACGAGGCTACTTTCGTATTCGAGTCCGCAAGCAGTGTATTGGCCTTGGCTAGTTCTGCTACTGTAGTAGCTGCAGTCCCCATCAAGGAATTGTACTGGACCATAGAACGGCCCACGGCTGGAGCAGACGAGGCTACTTTCGTATTCGAGTCCGCAAGCAGTGTATTGACCTTGGCTAGTTCTGCTACTGTAGTAGCTGCGGTCCCCATCAAGGAATTGTACTGGACCATAGAACGGCCCACGGCTGGAGCAGACAAGGCTACTTTCGTATTCGAGTCCGCAAGCAGGGTGTTGGCTTTGGCTAGTTCTGCTACTGTAGTAGCTGCGGTCCCCATCAAGGAATTGTACTGGACCATAGAACGGCCCACGGCTGGAGCAGACGAGGCTACTTTCGTATTCGAGTCCGCAAGCAGTGTATTGACCTTGGCTAGTTCAGCTATAGAACTGGACGCATCTTTGGTAGAGTTCTTTAGCTTGTCTAGTTTACTTTTCTGTGCATCTACTACAGCCTCTAGTACTTTTATTTTCTGGCTAGCAGCTAAAGCCTCAGTACCTAACTGATTTAGTCCAGTACCTCCACCAGAAGGCGCACCTAAAGCAGACCTTAGTGCCCTATATCGAGTCTCTAGGGCTTCTAGGTCTGCTGCGGCTTTTACAGTATCAATTCTTAGGGTTAAGGTGGCTGCTGCGTCGGTACTCATCAATAAACTCCTAAGACTTTGACATTTGCGATAGTGCTGAAGATTCCATTATTCGTATTGCGCGAAAAACTTCTCTCTTCTTTTTCACCTTCATTAGAGACATTACCCACTCCACAGCCGTATAGTCTAATCCTGTGGGTCCACTATAGCCAACTCTCCATTGTGTACTTAACTGGCTAAACACCTGGAAAGGAACCCAGTTCTCAGGCCATACCTGGAAATCGGAAGTGTCAGTAACATCTTCTCTTAACAGGCCAATCGCTTTTAACTCATCATCTGACGGCCCAGGGTCATACATCCGGGCTGCCAGTTCTGTTAGTTTTTTTGCCCGCCCTCAAATAGACCCTTGTTATAACCCTCGAAGATTACACGGGAAGCTGCTGGGTAGTTATCCAAGAGTACATCAAGAGTGGTTGCATCATAAGGAACGTCTACCCCTTCCCATGTCTCGATTAGCTCTTGCAAAGCGTCTAGGTCAGTGCGTGCAGTGTCCCCTTCACCAAGAGAAGCAAAGAACTCTTTAAGGGCCTTACGTCCCTTATGCTTGAAAACAAATGTGATCGGAGATTCACCATCAGTAGTAGGAATATTAACTACCTGTTTGAATGTAGGGTTTGGTTGTAGAATAAACATGGTATCGCCTCATGTGATTAAACCGCCTCTGGTTATGCCACTGACCTGTCCGCGAGGCGGGTACGGACACGGCCAATGCCGTTGGTCAGTGGGTATTAAAGTTGCACGCTAAGTGCAACAAACATATTACGTAGAATAACGAATCGGCTCCGATGCGTAACTCAAACTGATCTGAGTCATCAGTGCCTCATTCTGAGCCATAGTAGGAACATCCAAAATAGACCAGTAAGCATTCGCCACCAGTTTAGACCCGTTGGCAAAGTCCATCTTAAGGGCATAAGGTGAACGAGCATCATCGGCTGCAGATACGTCAGCGTACCAGGAAAGAGTAGGGTCATCGTACACGTCAATAGTCATGGCCACAGCATCTTTAATAGTCGGAATCTGGCGCTTGACCGTATCAGTGATCGAAGTGATGTCTGCGAACTGCTGTGCCCCACCGGAAGCCGATACCCCTTTAACCTGAGACAGTTGCGACCATGCAGTAATCTTACGAAAAGTAGCAGGTACACCTGTGGTTGCTGGGTATTTAGTAGTATCACTAGTATCTACACCCTCAAGGGTGAAGGCTGTAGTTCCAGTAACACCTTGGACACGGCAGACTCGATGATCCAGAAGACCCCAAGAAGAACTAATCAGGACATAATCTCCAATGCTCAGTGAGTGCGTAGCCGTGACAGATGCAGGGCTAGCATTGCTAATAGCAGTAATCGTCGTACCTGCAGAACCAAGTGCGGGGGAATAGGTTTTGGCGATGCTCATCGTTGAACCCGTAGTCAGTGTGATGCTCATGGTATATCTCCTATGATGGAACGCACATTAGCGTGCTTACAGGCATTTTACGCTAATGGGTTATCTCTACCATACTATTTCCCGTCCATGTATAATAAGCCTGTACACAGACGGAAAATATAACATGACCCCAGAAAAGCTACGGGAAGTGATGGACAGTAACCACCTAAACGTGAAAAAAACGGCAGACCTTCTTGGTGTTTCCAAGGGTGCCGTCTATCACTGGAGGAATGGGACTAGACCAATCTCTAAACTAACTTGGGATTGTCTTATACTAAAATTGCAGAAACAATCTTGTATTACTATTATTGGTGGTTATTGGGATATTTGAGTTACTGTAAGAAATAAAACGGCACAATCAGATCATGACTCGTCCACCCTCCACGACTCTGCTTCTTACCTGGAGTAGGGCAATCTAAATCTACACCTGTGAGTTTCTGGTACTTTAGAAGCTCTCTCAGATAATTCAGTTTCGTTAAAGCGTCTCTAGTACCTTGCCCATCTTTAGCAAAAAGTTGAAGTATAACCTCACCATAGCTAGCCGTATAAGGAGCAATGTCAATACCTTGTCTTACACTATCTGTAAAATCTACGACCACTCTAAGAAAACATGGTCCTACTGCGTCTAGGTCTACCTTCACAGCATTCTCATAGAATACTTTAACTGTTGGATAAGCAGATACCCAAGCAGAGTTTAAATAGGTTATGATGGCGTCCCTAGCTTGTACTTCAGTAGTCATACTCCTATACTCCTAAGAACTGCCAGTTCAGGTTTGCCAATATGTTTGAACCTGTTCCGTGTAAATAGTACACCACGGGCAGCTACGCGATCAGCATTTGGGTTGACTGAGCGAAAATCAATCTGACCTAGTTCAATGTCCCAGGCATAGCTTGTGTCATGTTTAGCCGAATTTGACAAATAAATAGATGTGCCAAGTGGTTGTGACTTAGCCGATAATAGTCTAGCTGATGCCTTGCTAAGTGCATAGCCTATAGCATTCTCATCCCCTTTTTGATAGGGGTCTACAATTCCAGCCTCTATCATAGCCCTGTTAATGAGTTTGGCCGGCCTCCACATATTAGTAGAAGTATTAAAGCTAACCTCCCATCCAGAAACAAAATCACCTGTATACTGTGGAGATTCATCTAGTACCCTATTTAAGGCTACTGTAGCTAGACCTACAGCAGCTTCTTGGGCAGCTACCTTCACTGCCCCAAACCATGCATTCACTGTAGAATCAAAACTCTCAAGTCCTTCTAACATGGCAACTCCACGTTAATCCCTCGTCCTGTGTAGATAATACTCTCCATGTACCATCGGACATAGTGATTGTATCTGGTGGATCAGGGGTGATAGCTTTTAGTGTGATTATGGTATGGTCGCCTCTCTCATATGGCTCAGAGGACTTACTGAAGTACTCGAAATGCTCCGACCACTTCACTCTAAAGACTTTTACTGTGGACGAAGTATCAGTATAGGCATCTGTTATTGGACTATAAACCCTAGACTTAAATGTGGCGTTTTCAAAGTTTGGGGATTCGATGATATTAGACAGGGAGATACGCAACCCTGATGTAGATATGTATGATTGCTTTACTAGATACCACACAGAGTTAAGACTGATGAGAGAGTTAGCGGGAGCGCTCTCTCCACCAGCTAAGAATATTTCATACTGTGGTGGGTATTTAGAGGAGTCCTCTGTATCAGGGAGATATTTGGAAAACACAAGTGCGGCATATGCGGTAGTGGCAGCGGCCCCTGCTAGCTCTGCTGCTATGGTAGTAAGACTAGCTATACCATCAGCCCCTTGAATAACATAGTTAATTCTGATGACAGAATCACGCCAATAGTCTGGTGCCCCATGTCCGATTAGATAAGTCTGCCCGTGTATGGTTACAACTCGTCTCGCTGGAATGGTAACATCTGGACCAGTGCTGATTTGTCTTTTCTTAACGGCTACGCCATCTATCTTAGAATAAGATAAAACCTCAAACTGACACTTGAATGTGTCAGAGCTATAGGCATCTGTAGCGGTCGTGTCATCAAACCGCATAGCCGCACTGTGTAGGTCCATTATTCGATAACCGGATCAGTGCTGGGTGAAATCACAGCAAAATAGGACTTTGATTGTGATACGGTCGTGGTAGTGGTTATGGCTTCGAACGCGGCAAGTAGTCTGCTCCTAGCCTTTTCATACTGAGCTAGTACCTGTGCTACTACATCTTTATAGGGATTATCAAATCGACTTACCTGAGCCTTACCGTCAGATAACTGCTTAGCTGCAAACAGTGGCATAGCTGCGGTAAGTTGCTTGGCAACGCAATAGGTTGCGAAAAGGTTACAAGCAGTAATGAATCGTGTTTCTGCTGCAGTAGGGGTAGGAAGTGCAGATTTAGTAGTATACGTGGTTTCCAAGTCTAGACTAATTTCCTCAAACTCTTGGGTGAGAGAATCACTATAAACATCCAACGATAATACCGAGTCTTTTATATCGTCAAGGCTTACGCCAAGGGCTGCTCGTATATCGTTATAAGTAGTGTAAGTAGTTAGCATATGGAACTCCTTTTCCGTATTTTACCATGTAATGTTCCGGTTAGTTTATATTGACAGGACGACCTTGTGTTGTTAATATAACAACTTTAATGGAGGTTGAAATGAAAACTGAAAAAATATTTACCTTTCGCATTCCTACTACTTTGCTTGAAGCAGGGCATGTACTGGCGGAGTCACAAGACCTTACCTTGGCGCAGTTGATGCGTCGCTTGTTACATGAAGCTGTGCTGAAAGCAGGTCAACAGCCATGATTTTTTCTAAAAGAGTAATGATCGAGGCATTGTCATTTTCAGAGCTTCCAGACTATAGGTTCATGGGTGTGTACTATATCCAGAACCTTGTCACTAACAAGTTCTATATAGGGTCTAGTGCTGATGTCTATAGCAGGATCAAGTCTCACTTGAATATGTTGCAGCGTGGAGTCCATAGCAATATACACTTACGAAGGTCTTACAATAAGCACGGTCAGGATAAGTTTGCTTGGGGTGTTTGTGAGGAGGTTTTAGACATCGATCAGTTATTGGTAGTGGAGCAGACATGGATTGATGTCATAGGAGATTACAATATTTGTACTGAGGCTGGGAGTACTAGAGGTTATAAGGCTACGGAAGAGACAAGGGCTAAATTAAGTGCTGTAAAATCGGGTATCAACAATCCGATGTATGGTACTAAGAGACCTGAAGTAGGAGAAATATTCCGTAAACTTCACACTGGAAAGGTCCTGTCTGAGGAACACAAGCGTAAGTGTAGCGAGGCTCTTAAGGGTAATCGAGGTCCTTGGGATAATCCAGAAAGCGTAGCTAAAATAATAGAGGCCGCGAGAGCTTCCAATACCGGAAGAAAGCACTCTGATGAGACTCGTGCTAAGGTTTCTGCTGCGGGTATGGGACGTGTGGTTTCTGAAGAGACTCGGGAGAAGATAAGGGTTAAGTCAACAGGTAGAGTTCATAGTGAGGATACAAGAGCTAAGATGAGTGCATCTATGTCAGGTACTCCCAAAACCTTGTCAGATGACGAAAGGCAACGTCGTAGGATTGCCGCCGCTTCGATATACAGTAAGCTTACTGATGAACAGAAAGCTGCAAGGGTACAGAAGATGCTAGAAACAAAGCGTCTAAAGGCCAACAGCAGGAACTAAATTAAAAACCCGGACATGTCCGGGTTTTTAATATTACTTGTTACAGAATCAGATTAAGTCTATGGAATGCACGGTCATAGAATCTGTTTGCGCACGCGCCGAAATCCACCCTGAACTTTGTTGACCTGCGAGTAACAAAGTTCTCAACTGACGAATAAGACGCGGTACTGGACTCATGCAGAACAATAGCGTTCGGCTTGGAAATACCAAGAATCGTATTCACAGGCCAGTTAGTATCAGTGACAATGTAAATAGGAAGATTGGAGGGCCACAGCGGGTCCATGACCGTTTCAATAACATCCATACGCTGACTATTCTGGTTATCCGTAGTAATAGTCGGACGGCCAGTACGATTCTGAATAGCCAGGGCACCATCAATGTCCGTGATTACATGAGTAATCGGCGAACGCTTACTGTACTTGGCAACCCACTTGATCCAGGCTTTTTGAGTCAGGACACCAGCAGCACCAATGGCACTGTCAATGGTCACTGCCTTTTCAACCTGTTCACCTGACAGGGCAGCCATACCAAGGTCCGCGTCACCAGCCATCATAGACAGCAGCCAACCATCTGCACGTTCAGCGATGTCATACGTAGCCATAATGGACATGCACTTCTGCACTTCCGCGAAACCGAAGTAATCCATTGCCTGATCACTGATCTCCAGACCAGAAGCAAAGATCGGGATTGTGCCGGATGTTTCACCAACAGTCAGCAAGCCGATAGACGTAGGTTCTGCCAACTGTGCTACAGGCTTGGCTCGGCTATTTCGTGCTGGGTCGTAATTGAATACCGGCTTTTCATAGCGATTGCCACTGACACTTTGAGTGAAAGCGACCAGATTCATGAACTGTGCCAGAGCACCCGAACGGTCCTCATACAGGTCATTCTGTACTCCTGCCAGAATAGCCGCCGGAGCTACAAAACGAGAGATACCTGTATTACCTGGAGCGGTAGAGGCTGCGGACATGCCACTGCAATCATCCAGAATTGCCCGAATCTTGGCAGGCTTAATACCAGCTTTCAGGTCTGCAGTACGGTACAAGCCGCATTGAACAAACAGTTGCTCACTCGCCGTAGGCATTCCTTGAGGAGTGGGATACTTGCTATTCAGTGCACCGACAAAACCTTGCTCGGACTTATACAGGCTCATGTCCAGAGTAATTTCATGCTGGCCGGTGCCGTCTTGAAGTGTTGCTTTAAATTCCATGCTGGCTCTCCTTAGAGCAGTTCAATAACAATGGCAGTGCCCACGGCACCAGTACCTACAGGTCCAAGTGAAACCACACGAGCTTTGAAAGGCAGGCCCGCTGCTGTAGCTTGAGTAGTAGCACTGACCACACGAATAGTAGTACTCAGTGTTTCTGCTACCTGTACTGCAGCCGGAGCAGCCGCATATACATACTCGCCTACAGCAATCACGCCAGTACCAGGGGTGGCTTGTAGTCCATAAGCAGTAGCGTTTACATAGCCCTTGGTCTGGACTCCACCAATGACATAAGTATCATAAACTCCAGTCTCTACACTGGTACAAATACCTTCAATAGGGTCTGCGGCTGAGAGCAGTCCATAACGCGAGTCGCCTACCAGCTTTACCCCTTTACCGACATCAACATCCGTGAATCGGGTATTAGAAGCCCCTGCACCAAGGCGGGCAGTAATGATGTTCTGCGGGAAAGAACCCGTAGTCGGTGAAATAAGAAACTTTGCCATGTTAATTTACCTTTATTTAGTCCCACGTACAGCATTAATTTGCGCCTGTGTCACATTAGTCATGACATAGGTATCATTCTTTTTTGGCGTATCCGTTGCAGATACTGCAGCTACCCCACCAATCGGAAATTGAGTCTGGAACAGTTCCGAGAACCGAACATGCTCTGCCAATACCTGTTCTGGAGTACTACTCAGTGTAACAGTAGGCGCTGCTTTAAGTGCCACTGCCATATTAGTTACAGACTTAACCGCGATGCTGAGCAACGGGTCAATAGTAGCTTTAAGAGAGTTAACTGATTCTTCCAGCTTGGCAACTTTAATCCCAGACTGCAAAAGTTCAGTATCTTTCTCTTTAATCTGCGACTTAAGAA